TTACCCCGCCAGCGTTGCCCTAAATTCATTTCTCTTTGTGATCATCTTTTCCCGGAACGCCTGTTCATCCTCAAAGAACCGGTGTAAGTCCTCTTCAATCATGTCCTTGCAGAGGTACACAATCCTATCGATGTCGTCGGGCTCCACTTCAAGGGAGGCGCAAGCAGCCATCAAACAGCCTCGGGCCATGCTGCGAAGCTGGTTGATGTCCCGGTGTTTGACCGGATGGGTACGGACGTAGCCAAAGACCCCGGACCAGACCACGGCTTGAACCTTCTGCCAGAATTCGGAGACCTTTGATTTCGATTGGTTATGGTTGCGGTTCACCGGGTTCTGGGTGTGGCGGGTCCATTCCGTGGTGAGGTAAGCCCACAATGATTTCAGGGAGTGCAACAGGTCGTCAACGGTATTGATCTCTTTGCCCTGGGTATCATTGATGTGATACTTGCGCTTGCCGTCTATGATTTCAACATCGCTCATGTTGGCGAACTCCCGGAGCTTGGGCCGGCGCACCTGGTATTCGACGCGGGTCACAGAATGTTCGTCGTATTGTTTGACGCCCCATATTTCGGCAAAGATTTGTTGTTTATTGGTGGCTTTAGAGCGTTTGAGTTCGGTTACCTTGTCGTAGACCCGCAGCATCAGGTTACCTTTGCCCAGGTCAACGCCGGTGAACTTGCGATGGGTATAGTGAGGGTTAAAGTCCAGATCATCCTCAGGTTCCGGTTCTGGCTCGCCCTTGTAGAGTGGTATCTTGTCGTGAGGGTTGAACAGGGTAGCCTTGACGATCCATTTATCCTGATTGCAGAGGTCAACGGCCTTGATGTCGGTGCCGATGAAGTCGGCAGCCAGGTGGACCTCGGAGACTCGTTCTTTCACAATCTTCGCGCCGTATCCAGCGAGGAAGGCGTTGACTCGCTCATAAATTGAAAAAAAGCCCGGTGACCAGCAGGAGAGCGAACCGATCTCGAGGCGGCAGTTCGGCATTTGATGATCTGATTTTCTTTTACTGAACATCAGGGTGACGTCCCCGGATTTAATCCGGAACGCAAATTTTGAGGTGCCGGTGCGGTAGAGGTTCCAGTCAAAGCCATTTTCCTTGAACACCGGGATGCAATCCCGTTCCGTTTCCTGGACCTGCTTTTTCATGAAATCAAGGATGCCAAGAAAGTTTTGAATCAGCGGATTCCATTCCAGCCAAAACGACACTTTCAAAAAATCAAGACCACGACAAACTCGGTAGGGAGAAGCTTGTACTACTGGCGAAGCACTTGTTAATCGGGCTTGTGCTTGGTCGGTAGACCCTGAGCCCGAGGCAGGAACACGAATCCGCCGGGCGTCCTTGTGCAACAGGAGCGGATACCGGTGGTTGTAGCGGTGATCTGGCAGGGGGATAGTGCTCAGGATATCGGTCTTGGGATCCGGGGGCAGAAAAGGGATGTCGCACTCGGTGCCCTGGATGATAGAACGGAGCTTTTGCGAAAGGAAGGTTTTGGTGCGGCGGGAAGAGGTGTTCATAATGATTTCCTATGGTGAACCGCTGCGCGGTTAAGGTAACAGAAGAAGCCCCTAGATGGAGCCTCCGAGCCAGCACAAGGGACGAAAAAAGGGCCGCTAAGCTTGAGGGCACGCTTCCCCCTTTTTTCGTTTCAATAGATCAGGGTGCTTCCTGCTGACGCAGAACAGCAGGAAAGGCAGCGCGGCTTTCCGGCCGCCGCGTCGCGGCCGTATCTGTCTTTCAATCATTTCCCGGCGGGAGCAAGCAAGGTATCAGCCATGCTCTTCGGCAGAGTTGCGTACCAGTGGGCACCATCGGTTGTGACCGGGAAGGGAAAAGATTCCTTGGCGTAGATGGTCGACCCCAGAAGAAAGAAAGTTCCCCGCTGGCTGGTGGCAAAGTTGAGCTTGCAGGGCACCTTGATCTCTTCGGCCTTGTCGATGGTGAACGCGGTTTGCTCCTCGCTGGTGGGTTTGAGCACCAACCCGGCAGCGGACAGGGTAGCGGCAAAGGAATCAAACAGCTTTTCCCGAGGGATATTGTATTCGATCCAGGACAGGGTCTTGTCGCCGGTGCCGCCCAGGATAAACCCCTTGCCGGTCTGGCTGGTAACGAACACGGCCACTTCAGACAGCGGCACATTGTCGAAGTCCACCGAAACCGGACCGTCTTTCCTGACGGGCAGCGGTTGGGCCACTTCGGTTTTCGGTGATTGGCTAACCGTTGGTGGCGGTTCTTTCTTATCCTGCCGGGAGCAGCCGGAGAGACCGAAGACAAGCGCCCCGGAGATGAGCATGGAAGCGAAGAAGAGGAAGACGGAAAAGGCTTTCATGGGGTGTCCTTTTTGCGGTTTGTGAACACAATTTGGCCGGCACGGTCGATGGGGGTGATCGATTGGAGCCGAGTTGCAGGGAACGCCTTAGCGGTGCTGGCAGATGGATTGTCTTTGCGTTGGTGGGAAGTCATGACCTGCTTGGAGCCGAACAGGTCACCGGTGGCGATGCTCGACTTGGCAAAGAGCATGTACAGGGTGAAGCAAAGAACGAGGGGAATGGCGAAGAACACCGGATGCTTCAACACATTGACATGTTGCATGACCCCCAATTCCTTCACGTCCTTAGCCACGTAAGATTTGTAGCAAAGGAACACTTTGGGGTTGTAGGTCCGTACCGACTTCTTCAAGGGATTGGCGTTGGTATCGTCGCCGCCGTAGGCATAGCAGAGGTATTTCTTTTGCACCGCGCCGCCGAAGAAGTTGACCTTGCGAAATACATAGGTCCATTCAAGGAGCGAGCGAACAGCGGAATCAATCCGTTCCACCGCCTGCGAGATCAGGACCACATCAAAACCATTATGCCGGTGGGTCGAGGCCCAAGAGGCAAAAGCGTTGTTTTTGGTAGTTTGCCATTCGCGCGAGGAAAAGACCTTCTGCACCTCATCGAGCACGATCAAAGCTCCCGGCTGCACATGCATCCAGAAATCCGGAACCTGCCAGTCCTCCAGAAAATGCAGCTGCTTCATCATGGCCAAATCGGAAAGGCCGCAATAACTCTTGATCATCTCCAGGCAGACCGGATCAGAGATGCCGTCAATGTTGGTATAAACGACCCTGCCCCATTGCAGGTTATCGGTGATCTTCTTCACCGCTTCATAGGTCTTGCCCGAGCCGGGAGTACCGGCAAAACCGATGATCATGGCTACACCCTGGTAAAGACGGAAGGGATCAGGTTCAAGGTCAAGCGGATCAGGTAAGCCGCGCCAAGGATAGTCAGGCACTGCGGCAAGCCGACCGCGTTGATCAGCCAGATCAATTGCGTTGGCAGGTGCGACCAGGCAGCGGCATAGTTGAACAGCACTGAGGAGAGATCGACCGCGGCCAGGGCGGTTTCAACCACGGAAAGCAGCCCATCGAGGATGGTGAACACCACGAATTGCAGCAATTCAATGAAACCATCGAGTATCCAGGTGAAACCGGTTTCCACCCACTCCCAGAAGGTCCTAAGCCAACCGATAATGACGCCGAATCCGCTCATGGCTACCTCTTCATGATCACGGCCCGGATCGACAGGAAGCCGAAGCAGGTCAGAAGGATGGTTTTTAAAACAGCCAGCCCGTTGGACATGGTTTGACTGAGGTCGATGGTGTGTGATCCATACCTACCAGCTTCTATTTGATAAATTGGTGAACCACCGCCAGGAATAGAATTAAAGAAGGAGCTGGAAAATGAAAAAAGGCTTGAGGATTTTACGGTGTCCATGAATGAAGAAAACCGTTCAGGAATATCATAATCGCCAGGATCGTAAGGTTCTTCAAATCCAGAAGGAGTAATAGTAAGGAAAATCTCCTTTTCCTCTTCTTTTGCCTTTTCAGCTTGCGCCCTGGCTAACTCAGCCTGCAACAGGGACGTGTCCCCGGTTGTGTTATTGATAATGTTCGTGAGATTATCAATATAATCCTGATTTATATTATTAGTATTGTTAGTAAAAAATTGCGTCAGGTCTTGCTGTGTAATTGGAGGAGGTTGACTAAAAACATCAGGAATCGATTTTAATAAATTTTTGAAGGCATCCTTAACCGCTTGCGATGTGGCTGAATTATTTATTGCATTAGATATTGCATCGATCAACGCTTGTTTTTGCGTTTCATCTAAAGTTGCAGGCGAATAATCTACAACAGATGGCGGAGGGGAAATCACAGGATCAGCAGGGCCTAGTTGAATCGTGAAAGACTGAATTCGAGATTGATACCAATTAAAGTTGGCATCAGAACCAATAAAAGGGCCAAGCCAATACCTAGTATAATTAACTTGAGAATAAGCAGAAATATTAGAACCCTCAGGAGCACTCCATGTGCTCCTTGCAGAGTAAGGTTCACCTGTACCAGCCTCGAAGCCGGTGACTTTATCGACTGGAACATTCGACGTCTGAGAAATGGTTCCCCAGGCAGCGGAGATTACCTTACGGGCTGGATTAAGAGTGAAAGGCCCAAAAGCTGAATAGGTTTTACCAGCTTCTGGTAAAGCCACGTTAAGACCATCAGGCGCAGGAAAGGCGGCTTGTTTAATAGCAGATAGGGCAGGGTCAGTATCAAACCCGCCAGATTCATACGCTTTTTTAACATCGAGCGTTGAATCAAAGGCCATACCGACAACGAAAGAAGCGGCAGCACCAAGAGCCGGATTATAGGCATACACGGGTATAGTGAGTAAATTAGCAGCCATTTCGGCGGTGCTGTTCGATCCAAGCGCCATAACGGTCGGCACTGGATTTTTTTTCATAGCCTCGATTGTATTGTCTGCAATTTCGTCAAGCAGAGTGGAGGGGTTAATATCTTTTATTTTTTGACCAATTTGCGAGACTGGAATTTTCTGAAGAACGCCAGAAAAAGCTGGTATGGGCATCGTGAAAAAGGCAATCAAAATAAATACGTTGAGAGACACTTTCACTTGGCGTCCCCTATTTTGACTTGACTGGCTGATACTTCAGATTGAAAGGCTTCGTCGCCGCATTGGCAGCGGTAGCGTTCCGCGCCGGGGTTGAAGCTCTGGCCCAGGCAGAGGAAGCGGTAGATGCCGTCTCTACTGGCACAGGACTTCTCGCAGACCGTCAGGTATTCCCGGCAGGACTTGGCTGGTTCATATTGCCGGGGCTTCTCGGTGCTGCGGATCGATGGAAAGCCGCCTTGCGCTTGCAACGGTCCGCCGTGGGCGCTGTTGAGATAGCAGCCGAAACAGAGAAAAGTCAGGTACACGCCCAAGGCGTAGAGAAAGGTTGCGCGGTTCATAGGAGTATCCTTTTCAAGAGGCCGATGAGAAAGCACAGGCCGACAAAGGCGAACAGCAAGGCCCATCGGCGGATCAGCGGGAAAGATGGCAGAATGGTCATGGCATGTTCTTCAACATTCGGTTGATCAGGAAGCCGCAGGCAATCAGCATGGCGATCCCGGCAAAGGGTGCGGCGAGGTTAAAAAACTCGGAAAAGAGCGTCGAAGCCTGGAAGTCAACGGGCAGTTGCATCATTGGCTAGCCTCCATCTGCGTTGCAAAGTACCAGGGTTGTAATTGGCGATATTCCTCGCGTTCTTCCATGGTCATGCCGCAATCGTCTTCCAGGCGGGAATACCAATTGCCCTCTTCATCCTGATACCATTCGGTTGTCCACCACATAATTTCCCCCCTCAATGCCACTTGATATGCGATGAAATAACAAAGGCAATGCCGCAGAGCGCGCCCAGGCCAAACGACATGATGTCGCCGAGCTGCAGGGTGATCTGCTCAAGAATGGCGGTGAGTTCAGCAGCAGTCATCCCACGTGCCCTATGCCGCGGATGATTGAAAAAACGTAGCTGACCACCAGGCCAGCGATCCAACCGACCATCACCAGTCCCAGGCCCATGCCGTAAGCGGCAAGATTAATCGTCATTGTGCCTTCTCCGGTAATCGTTGCAGGCATGGAACAGCATGTCGGACACCTCGTCGTCGGACATGCGGCCACGCCGTGAGGATTCAAGCGCATCGTCCAGTTCATGGAACCGGTCTTGCGAAAGTTCCACCCCATCCCGTTCCCAGGCGTTTTCTTTCTGGTCATAGTAGGAAATCGGCGATTCCGGCAGGCTGTCCACGCCACGGTACGAAAGATCGAGGTCGTATTGACGCAGCGGAGATATTTCAACGTCGCGGCGAGGGCCGGAAGGCGCTTGATAGACAGACTCGCCTTGACCGGCAAATTTAAGACGAGCAGTATGATATGCTGCCGATGCTTTGTTATAGGCGGAAACGGGATTTGTTAGAGCATTGACCGCAGCCTCACCAAAGGGAACCAAAACAAAATCTTTCAGTAAATCCAAGGCCATGAGGATAAACGAGCAAACGACAAGCCCTAGAATCAACGTCTGAATGTCCGCGATCAATCCACCGGTGAGAGTGGAAAGTGCGGCCATGAGGTAATTCGTAGGATCGACTTGCGGCATGTTGTTTCCCGAAAGGTTCAGGGAGGGTTGCCCCTCCCCTGGCGGCGGCTTGAAATCAGCCCCGGTTCATGGTTTTGCGGACATACCGGTAGCCCAGGAACAGCAGGTTGATACCGATGAAGGCGATCAACAGGGTGCTGACGTTGGTAGAGATGCCGGTGACGGATACAGCGTCGAACAGTGCTTGCATGGTGTTCTCCCGATGGGAAAGAGGTTAAGGGTTTAGCCCCGGTTCATGGTCTTGCGTACGTACCGGTAGCCGAAGAACAACAGGTTAATGCCGATAAAGGCGATCATGAGCGTGCTGACATTGGTAGAAATGCCGGACACGCTGACAGCGCCAAACATGTTGTCGATTGCGGTTGGTTCCATTGGTTTCTCCTTATGGAAAAAGTTGAGCCTTGCTTACCTGCCGATGACCCTCATCAGCATGACAAGGCCGAAAATGATGAGTGCCAGGCCGAGGATGCCCGCTACGGCGGTGAGCATGTCGGTCTGCACGCCATCGAAAAAGGTGGAGCTAATCATAGGGGTCCAGGTCATGGTCAGTGACTCCTTACAGGGAAAAGGTGATTGCCGATTGCTTGCGCCTGCTCCATGGTGATCACCCCTCCATCGACGCACCGGCAGAGGGCCTCCCCTATTTCGCTGTAGGTGAGCGATGGTTCTTCCGGAAGGCTGATGCCCTCGCAACGAGCGGCGGGGGAAACATCGTCCATGGAGAGCCGCCCGGCACCGGCAGAAGCCGGAAGCCGGTCGTCACTCCATGGGCTCGGGGGGCTGGCGGGCTTGGGCATTAGATGGTCCACAGGTAATGCGGATAGTGCCAGCGGCCTTTGTTGTCCTTCCAGGGACGGCACTGGACTTCGACCTCGATGGTCAGATCGTCTTCTTTGTTGCCCAGCTTGGACCGGGACATGATGCAGTATTTGTTGGGGTGGCTGTAGGGGTCTTGGGCTGGGGTGGTGAGGATGGTTTCGATGATCGGGAAGTTTTCTTTATCCGTGCCGACTTGCTGCGTGGATTGGATACGACCCGTGAGCCAGAGGGTGCCGGGTTTTTCGGTTTTTTTATCGAGTGCTTTTTCCGCTGACAT